TCGAGGCCGGCACGACCTGGGCGCTGTGGGACGTGGCCGGGGTCGAGCTGCGCGATCTGACCATCACGCTGGCGACCGCGCCGGCCGACCGCCTGATCCGCCTGCAGGTGGCGACCAAGCGCCACGTCCAGATGGTGCGCTGCATCGTCACCGGCACGGGCACGCCGGCCACCAATACCGACCCGATCCAAATGTCGGGTGCCTTCGGGGTGGCCGATCAGGCCAAGTTTTTCGAGGGGTGCGCCCACGCCGGCACGCTGCTCGGCATCCGCACCCATGCCAGCGCCTATGGCACGGTCCGCCTCGCGCGCGGCTGCACGGCCGACCGGGCGATCTGGGCCGACGCCATCCTCGGCTGCACCGTGCCGGACCCGGGCGCCTCCGTCGGCAACGCCGCCCTGCAGCTCGGCAGCATCACCGAGACCACCTCGGGCGCGCGCTCCAACCTGATCCTCTACCACTCCCGCGCCACGGCCCGGTCGGGGGCGGCCGTGCGCTTTGCCGCCCGCCACGACCTGGCGACGCCGCGCTACGACCGGATCGCAATCGTCCAGACCCTGATCGAGATGGCGGGCGACCACCCGGGCGCGATCTGGCAGATGAGTGCCGGCGAGGACCGGGACGTCTGGGACTGCATCTTCGCCCTCTCGACGGCGGCAGGCGACCGCATCAACCACCACAACGACACCAACCCCAATAATCTCTGGCGCAACAATCTGCATCTGGGCCTGGCCGCCAACTGGTTTGCGACCAAGCATGACGACTTCACCGGCGGCCCGCCCGACGGCAGCCGCACCGGCGGCTGGGCGGTCCTCTACGGCGTCGGCTTCACCGGCTGTTACAGCGAACAGGCCGGGGCGAGTTTTCCGCCCGAGTATTTCGGGCGCGGCAGCGAGTGGGGCGGCGGGCCGGCGGGCTTTGTCGATGACCAGGGCCAGCACTACGGCGCCGGCGGCGTCGGGCCGGGCGGCGGCGACTATCACCCGGCGGCGGGCTCCGGGCTGCTCGACCGCATCCCCGCCGGGCGGGGCTATCTGCCCTGGGACTTGGAGGGGGTGGCGCGCAAGGGCGACGGCACGGGCGCGGCCGGCGCCTATGAGTATGTGGCGTGACCATCCCCCCGCGCGGCACACAGGCGCTGCTCGAGGCCCAGGCGCGGGCCTCGGCCGAGCATGTCATCCTGGCGACGGTGGAGCTGCGCCACCCCGCGATCGTCGATGACGAGGGCGAGCCCATGGCGGTGCGCCTGGTGCATGACGAGGGCAACCTGATCGAGGACGGCGACCCGCCGATTTTCGGCTGGCAGTTTGGGCTGGAGGATGACGCACCGCTCGATGCCGGCGAGACGGTGACCTTCATCGCCTGCGCCTTCGATGTCGCGGTGCCGGACGGCACGGAGGGGGCGCCGCCCCGGCCGACGATGTCGATCGACAATGTCGCCAACGACATCCGGCGCCACGTCGAGGCGACGCTCGGCACCCGCGCGGCGATCGAGGTCACCTATCGCGAATATCTGCTCGCCGAGCCGGGCGCGCCGCAGCGGGTGCAGACGGGCTTCACCCTGCCGGAGGTGCTGGTCACCCACTGGCGGGCGACGGGCGTGTTGCGCCTGGTCGATGCCCTCGACCGGGTCTATCCGGGCGTCGTCTACGACACGCGGCGCTTTCCGGCGCTGCGGGGGCTGTGATGGCGGCGCCCTCGATGACGGCTCCAATGTCGGCCCCGGTGGCGCCCCCGATGAGTGGGGCCGACCTGGCCTTTGTCCAGGCGCTGATCGGCGGGCGCTGGGAGCTGGGCGCCGAGGGGGCCGACGCCTGGGATTGCTGGTCGCTGGTGCGCCACGTCCAGGCACGGCTGTTCGGCCGCGACCTGCCGCGCATCGCGCCGGACGCCGCCGGCCTGCTCGCCTATGCCCGCGCCATGCGCGACGCGCCGGAGCGGCGGCGCTGGACCCCGGTCGAGCGGCCGGCCCATGGCGACCTGGTCGAGCTGATCCACGTGCGTCATCCCCTGCACATCGGCTGCTGGATCGAGCCGGCGCCGGGCCAGGGCACGGTGCTGCATTGCGCCGAGTATGGCGTCGCGGTCGAGGAGCCCTGGCGCCTGCAGGCCCTGGGGTGGCGGGATTTCCGCTACCTCACCTGGGCTGGGCACATGGCGTGAAAGGCGGGGCCATGAGCAGCCTGCTCGTCGCCACGCCGCTGGCCGAGCGCGACCTGATCGCCGTGCCGGCCGGGCGGCCGCTCGGCGCCCTGGTCGATGCCGTGCGGCCGCCGGGCTGCATGTTCCTGGTGCTGGTCGACGGCGAGCTGCTGGTCGAGGCGGAGTGGCGGCCGCGCTGCCTGGAGCCGGGCGAGCGGGCCGAGGTGATGATCCTGCCCGGCGGCGGCGGTGGCGGGTCGGGCAAGGTGATCCGGGCGGTAGCGATGATCGCCATCGTGGCGCTGGCGGCCTATGCGGCGCCGCTGGTCGTCGGCGCCATCGCACCGACGCTCGGCGGCACCGGCTTTGCCGTCGCCAGCGCGGTGACGAAGGGCCTCATCACCGCCGTCGGCGGCGCCCTGGTCAACGCCGTCCTGCCGGCGCCCTCGTCGCAGTCGCGGCCGATCGGCGGCCTGCCGGCGCCGAGCCCGACCTACTCCGCCCAGGCGCAGGGCAATGCGGCGCGCATCGGCCAGCCGATCCCGCGCATCTTCGGCCGGCACAAGGTCACGCCCGACTATGCGGCGCCGCCCTGGGCGGAGTTCAGCGGCAACAAGCAGCGCCTGCACTGGCTGTTCTGCGTCGGCTTCGGCGCCTATGACGTTGAGGCGCTGCTGATCGGCGAGACGCTGGCCTGGACGGCGGCGGACGGATCGACCGGGGTGTTCGACGACATCCAGGTCGAGGTCGTCGATCCCGGCGACCCGGTCACGCTGTTCCCGGCCAGCGTCTATGTCGCGAGCGAGGTTGCGGGCGCCATCCTGGAGCCGCCCAACGAGGGCGGAACATGGGTCGGGCCGTTTCCGGCGACGGTGCCGGGCGTGACGACGGCCCGGATTTCGGTCGACTTCGTCATGCCGCGCGGCCTGTTCCGGCCGCTGCCCGAGGGCGGCCTGACCTTCGGCGAGGTGCGCGTCGTCGTCGAAACGCGCCAGATCGACGATGCCGGCGCGCCGCTCGGCGACGGCTCGTGGACCGAGCTGATGGCCAAGATCTACAACACGGCCACGACCACGCCGCAGCGCATCACCGAGGACTTTCCGCTCGCCGACGCGCGCTGGGAGGTCCGGGTGCGTCGAACGACCGACTTCCTCGGCACCGAGTGGGGCGAGATCAACGACATCGCCTGGGCGGGGCTCAGGGCCTTCCTGGATCACGCACCCGTCTACGGGCAAGTCACCGTCGTCGCGGTCGAGATCGTGGCCGACGCCGACCTGTCCAGTGCCGCCTCGCGTCAGGTCAGCCTGATCGGGACCAGCCGGATGCGGGGCCGCGCCGATGGCGACTGGGCCGCACCGGCGGCCAGCAGCAACCCGGCATGGGCGGCGCTGGAGATCCTGACCGACGCCGTCGCCGGGCTCGACGTGCCGGAGGCGCGCCTCGACCTCGCCGCCTTCGAGGCGCTGGCCGCGACCTGCGCCAGTCGGGGCGATCGGCTCGATATCGTGCTGGATCAGGCCCAGGTCGGCTGGCAGGCCCTGCGCGATGTCCTGTTGGTCTGCCGGGCGCAGCCGGTGGCGATCGGCGACCGGATCAGCGTCGTGCGCGACGCCTGGGCGCCACTGGCGCGGCATGTGTTCACCCATGAGCAGATCGTGCGCGGCAGCCACCAGACCCGCTATCTGATCCAGGACGATGGCAGCCCCGACGACGTGGTCGTCGAATACTGGGATGCGGAGACCTGGAGCCTGCAGGCGGTGACCGCCTCGCTCGATGGCAGCGCCAGCGCCAAGGCGGCGCGGGTGCGGCTGATGGGCATCACGTCCCGCGACCACGCCTGGCGCGAGGGCGTCTATCAGGCGGCGGCCAACCGCGAGCGCCGCGCGATCCATACCTTCGAGGTCGAGTATGACGGCCGCTCGATCGTGCGCGGCGACGCGGCGCTGCTGCCCGTGCTGTCGCTCGACCATGGCGGCAGCGGCATCGTCGAGGACTGGGACCCGGCGACGCTGACGCTGCTGCTCTCCGAGCCGGTGACCTTCGCGCCCCTGGCGGACCACTATATCTCCCTGCGCCGCGCCGACGGCTCCGAGTGGGGGCCGTGCCTGTGCACCGCCGGGACCATCTTCGACGGCTATGACGACGCTGCTCCCGGAGGCGGCGGCGTGATCGAGCTGGTGCTCGACGCCGACGACCACGACCTGGTCGCGGACCAACAGGGGGCGACGGCGGATGCGGTCATCACCCTCGACCCGGACAGCGCCGGCACGGCCTATGTGGTCGGCGCCGGCACCACCGCGCACGACCGCTGTCTCGTCATCGACGTGCGGGCGCGGGGCGAGGGGCGCATCGAGATCATGGCGCAGCGCGACCGCGAGGCGGTGCATCTGGCCGACACCGGCGAGCCGCCGGCAGAGACGGAGACGCCGGTGACGGTGACGCCCGACGCGCCGGTGATCGGGCGCCTCGACGTCACCCAGCGCGTCGCCGAGGGCGAGCCGATCCTCGACGTGGCGATCGCGCCGGCGGCGGGGGCCGACCGCTATCTGGTGCGCTACTCCCTCGACGAGGGCGACAGCTGGAGCCTCGCCTATGCCGGTTCGGGCACCGAGACCGCCTTCGCCGTGCCGCTCGGCACGATCCAGGTGCAGGCGGCCGCCATCGGCCTGCTGCGCGGCCCCTGGACCGATGCGGTCGAGATCGAGACGGTCGATCAGGCGGCCCTGCCGGCGCCGGCCTCCGGCCTCGGCCTGCTCTCGGCCTGGCGCGGCGACGGCCTGGAGGCGGCCTGGGCGCCGGCCGCGCGTGCGGCGCGCTATGTCGTGGCGCTCAGCCGCGAGACGACGCCGGGCAGCGGCACCTATGACGTGACGGTCGAGGAGCGCGAGATCGGCGCGACCGAGCTGCTGCTCACCGCCCAGACGCTGGTCGCCGCCGGCGGCCGGGTGCGGCGCCTGCAACTCGGCGTCACCAGCCGCAACGCATTCGGCGACGCCGAGGAGACGGTGCTGGCGATCGAGGACGCGGCGCCGGCGGTGCCGACGGTCGGCACGGTGACGGTGACCACGACCGCCATCACGGTGCCCTTCACGCCGCTCGACCCGGCGCCGGCCGACCTCGTCACCTATCGCCTGTACGCCAGCGACACGACGGCGTT